GTAACTTCGGTGGTGTATTCGTGTATTTAGAAGGAAGGGGGAACTCTTATACAATTCCCCCAACCCCATGCAACAATGTTAGAACAGACTAGACTTGGCTAACTTATTGGCAACCTGCTGTCTGTAGGCGGGGTCTTTCTCGTATCTGGGGTCACGCATAGCAGCAGTTAATTCTGCATTGCTTTCAAACTTCCCGCCAGAGGACACAGAACTTGTCTGTCCAGAAAGGAGACGAGGTTCTGCCTCAGAACGATAACGAGCATTAAGACCTTGGATCGCCAACTTAATCATGTTAGTGTCGCGCGATCCCATTGTTGAGTTAAAGGCATCAATCTCGTCAGCGGGTAGGTTATCTGCTGCCCACTGTACGAGTTCTTGATACTGTTCTGCACCACCTACTAGGTTGTACATACTTGACTGGACTTGTTGAGACAGTGCGTTCTGTCCATCAATCCATGAATCTACTACTGCCTTTGAGAAACCAGCCTCAGCTAGTGCCGCATAAGCATCTTCAGTTAGTCCACCTAGCTCTTCGTATTCCTGCTGGAACGCATCAAAGTCTAGGCCGTTTGCATCTAGTGCATCAGCAATATCAGAAGGGGAAGCGTCTGCTACCTGTTCTTCTGTTACCTCTGACTCTTCTTCCCGCTGAGGTTGGCCTAGCTTACTCTCTAATGCAGAGTATGCTTTAGCCATATCCTCAACTGAATTGAACTTTTCGGGTAACCATTCAGGACGTTCAGGGTCTTGTTGACTACCTTCTACTTTAGCCAGCATAGCATCAATATGCTCTTGTGACTCAGCAGGTTCTTCTTGATAAGTGTTAATACTGTCTGCCATGTATTTTCCTAACCTTCTACAGCCCCTTTAGCTAGTTGCGGAGCAGCACTCTGTGCCATCTGCATAGCTGCTTGAGCTTCCATCTGTTCTTGTTGCGCTTGTTGTTGCATCATCTGTTCCTGTTGTTTCTGCTCAGGTGACTTAATGAGTCCTGAGGTATCAATACCAAGTGATGCAGCTAGGCGATCAATGTAATCACCTAAGTTCATCTCACTCTGAATAACTTCTGGCCCCAGCGGTTGAAGATATTGTAAGAAAGATGCTAGTTTATTCAAGTCCTGTCCACGTCCTAGTGCCTCAATACCTGTAACAACAGTAGGCTTGACACTTTCCTTAGGCATACGTGGCATCTTACCCTGCTTAGTTAATGACTCAAGCAGTAGGTTAATTAGTGGTAGCTGAAACTCCTGAGATAGAATAGAGTACACACCACCAAGGGCTGTCTCTAGTTCCTGTGCCATGAAGCGTACTTCTTCTGCTGTTACACGCTCCGCTGCACGTTGTACAGAGGAGTTTAGCAGGAAGGCAGCACCAAGTCTATCGTTAATCATACGCATAGTCTCTAGTGCAACACGGAAGTCACCACCTTTGGCTACCTGTAGGGTAGACACATCGTTACTGTCACCCTGTAGGAACGCACCATTAGGTGCAGCAGCTAGGTCTTTAGTCTTTGTAGTACCATTAGGCCGTACAAGGAACAATACCTTAGCTGATGCTGCGCTGCCCTGTACAATAGCTTTAGTTAAAGCCTCAAGACTGCGTAGATCGCCAATGTATTCCTCAATAAAGCCACGCCCATAGTCCTCACCGTCAATACGGATGAACCGTAGTGGAATAAAGGGACTTTGGTCTAGCTTAAACTTACCCTTAGTCTTCTCAATAGTAATACCAGCCACTTCCTGCATGACTTCATACCTGTTATCCACACGCTTAAGGCATGTGTACAAGTCGTAGCTCTTAACAGGAGTATCTGATGGTGGGATCATGTCCTTCACTTCATCAGGTAGTGTGGATGGAGCCATAGACTCCTTGGTAATAATCTCTAGTACGTTGCCCATAGCGTCACGCTTAGTGCAGTAACGGTCAGGACGGAATACTTTCATTCCACCTTCTTTGGGCATGTAGACAAGGGCATTACCAGTAACGATAAGTAGCTTCAGTGCCTCAAATACAGGCACACGAATAGACTTACCTTCAATCTCTTGCATGGCAGCACGTTCAATACGTGCAAGTCCTTCTTCTACCTGACCACGGTTCTCACCTGCTAGTTGTTGCAGGTCAAAGTCATCAATAGTCAGCCTAAAGAATGGACTGTTTGGTGGTAGTAGGGCAAGCAATAGCTTTGATGCTAGGTTGTTTACGCCTCTTGCTCCAATACCCTGATAAGGTGTGGCATAGATAGAAGAACTACTATGACCTTCCTCTGGTAAAAGAGTAGGAATAGTAAGCCTTGCTGCTTCTCGCCCTCGTTCTAGGAACGTGTCTCGTTCACTTTCTAGTTGGCTGTAGCGTTTAGCTACTGTACCTACGTCTTGTTCCATGTGTTATTCCTTATACAATAAGCTTGCTTTTATACTTTTTCATACGCTCACTCTGTTCAATAGTAGGAGCAGATGAAGTAGTATCAGGCATCATATCAGTAGGTTCAGCGATCATCTCTTCTTCATCATCAGCATCTCTGCCCATAAGTTTCTTAACTTCGCCTGTGTTATAAAGGGCAGCACCCATAATAATCTCCTATGTGATAGGGATGTTCAATCCTGAACTACCCTCGCCACCTACGTTAGCAGCAGCAGTCTGAGTTACCAAGGCTTTCTTGCCCTTACGCTTACGCCCAATCACACCAGAGTCTGTCTCTACTGTGGCTTCAGCTTCATCACCCATATCCCTAGCAGCAGCAGTAGCTGGTGCAGTAGAGGGGGCTGCGATAGAAGGTGCTTTCTTTTTACTAATAATACCTGTAGCTCTACCTAGATTTCTAATAGCTCCACCCATGTTACACCACCGTTGTCGTTGGAATTTGTAGTCCTGAACCAGAACTACCTGTTTGCATAGCAGTATCTACGGTATCAACACGTAGCTTACGCTTGCCTTTTTTCTTTTGAATTTGATCTGCTTCTAAACCCTGATCAGCTAGCTCAATGTCTGGTGTCTTAGCGACAGCAGTTACAGGACGAGCAGGTGCTGGCAGCGGCTTAGGAGGTTTTGGTCCAAATAGTCCACCCATTTTTATTCCCCATAATCTTCGTTATAAATATCTGTAAGTTTCTTTACTACTGACTGTTGGCCTCTGAGAAAAGCTAATTCCTCAGAGGTGATTTGTTCATGCGGAAGCTTATCGGGATAAAGTTCCTGTAAAGCGTTTAGTAAAGCAGTAGTAATGTTCAATGAATATCCTAATACATTCACCATAGTAAGTT